ATAAGAGGTTGAATCAAGAGATATATTGCACAAATCGTTGGAGGGAATTACGCGCTTGGTATGTGACGGAACATCCACTTTGTGCACATTGCGAGAGTGAAGGTAGAGTTACCCAAGTGGAAGAGTGTCATCATATTATTCCGTGGCAAAGTGGAAACACGAAAGAACAACAGTTGTCTCTCGCGTTTGATTCAACGAACCTTATCAGTTTATGTACACCCTGCCATAATCTTGAGCATATAAAACTCCGCAAGGGTTAGATATGTTTCCAAATTGCGTCTTATTGGGAATACCAACCTAATTTATTAATCAATAAGAATCATATATTCTTTAGGCCAACGAATTCGAAAGTAAGATCTCATTGCGTTAAATGCGTATTCCATATCTTGTAGTTGTGTTAATATAGTTTTACTTTTCGGATTTAACATTAAAATTTCATTATGTTCCATTATCTTATCACCAAGAGGTATGATACATTCGTGTAATCTATATGCGTCGTGTTCTAATTCTGCACTTCGGCCAGAGAATCTATTCTCAACATACATAGTTTTTAAATGTTCAGGGATTGGTATAACTTTTCTTAAATTATCCATACACCTTATAATGTATTCCCGATCTTCTTTCTTTGGTAATAATTCTAACTTTTCCATTTTACGTTTATTTATTGTTTGTTAATGTCTGGCAAATATACGGCGGGTTAATTTGATATCCTAATTAATTCGTAAAAAACTTTCTAAGTCAAGAAATCGTTATATCAATATACACGTTATATTGAGGAAAGGTTGTTAATAAAGAGAATTTTGTGTATACTTATATACATACAGTTATAGTTTGTATAAGAAATTATAGCGTCAAGACATAAAAATAAACTAGTTTAACCTTCGAATTGCGGTACTTATACTACCAAAGTTCGGAGGTTTTTTAATTAACACACATTATGAGAGCACCAATTAGCGAAGAAATTAGAGTAAAGGTCAGAGAAGACATCAAGAAACTCAAGGAATTCATTAAACAAAGAGAGTTGAATAATAGGACAGATCATCAGAGAGCGTCTGATGTTTATAAACTTCAAAAGGAAAAATCGTTGATTCTTGAATCCATCCCTCTAGTTATAGAATTAAGACAGAGGGTTTTAGACCTTGAATCAGAAATAAGAATTTACCAAAAATTATTTCAAGATGGAAAATAATAAAGGGTTTATTGGGTATAACACGAAGTACCAAGGTAAGGGTTTGGATTTAGTTAACATGATCCTAATCACTAATATTGAGTACCTATCAGGACTATCTGGTGGATGTTTCAAGTCAGATGTTGCGTTTGGAAAGGATGTTATGATTAAAGACCGAGGTAGTATTATTGAAAGAATACATAACCTTGAGTTGAAAGGTTACATCAGAATTCAACGGGAAGGATTGAAGAGACGGAGAATTTACTTCATAATTGACACTCCTGATGTCGGTGGCAACCGACAAGGGGATGTCGGTCACGACCGACAACTAGATGTAGGTGGCAACCGACATCCTATGTCGGTGGCAACCGACACTAATATAGAGTATACTATAAAGAAAAAGAATATAGAAAAAAGGAATATAGAAATACTAGACAAGAAAGTTCCAGAAGATACTAGAACTATTCCAGATAATACTGGGTTGATATCTTCTAGCAGCACTCCAGAGTCTTTTTCTAATTTTTCTCCACCTAGTGAACAAGAAGCATTAAGAAGAATGTTAAAGGAAGAAAAAGAAGCTTATCTCAATATGAGTACTGTTAACCAATGTGAATATTTAACTAAAATTTCCAATGTATGATTAATTTCAAGAATAGAATAAAACTAATAAAAAGAGCTAGGAACTATGTAAGCTCAAAAGAACCCTCAATTGAGAAACTTACCAATGAAGAGGTAATAACTAAGTTTGCTTGGTATATGTGTAAAGTACCAGTACATGATCGACATATCGAATGGTTAGTTACCAATAAACATTTCCTCAAAGGGATGCCAGGAGGCTCTCAACAAATTAAAGGTGAAAAAAGGAAGAAGAGGGTTACTGAAGAATATTCAGATGTATATGAAAAATTCAAGTTGTTGAATTCCAAATGTAAAACATATGAAGAAAGAGCGGCAGTGTACAAAAGGTATAGAAAGTCTACTCAATGGAAGTCAATTAGGGAAATAATACTAAATAGAGATGGATATAAGTGTAGATGTGGTTCAACAAATAGGTTACAGGTCCACCATTTATCTTACAAGTATAAATTTAGAGAGTATTTGAAATTAACAGATTTAATAACTTTATGTCACGAATGCCATGAAGAAATACATAAAAACAATAAATAACCAGTCGTTTGGTAAACGAACAGATACTTATATAAAAGGGGCAGCAGGTTTTTTTGTTCTAATGCCATTGATATTTTAGTACCTGTTGTACCCTTTTTTCACACTATGGAAAAAATAATAAGAATAGATAACTTAGGGATAACAATAGAGTTCATTAATAGTACTCAAGAGGTGAAAGATAAGATAATGTACAATATCCTCACCAGAGCGTTTAAAAACACCTCAGCGACCTCTTCATTACAAAAGAAGAAGATATTAACCCAATCTTTGTTACAAAAGTCCATAAATCAACTAGAAAAAGAGGAAAACTTCGAAGAATGTCAAATACTACTTCAATTGAAGAACTATGTTGATAATTACAAACCAAAACCAAATAAAACTACAAATAAACAATAAAATTCATTATATTATAATATGTCAAACAAGTACACACTTACCGATTTAGAAAGTATCAAAGCGGATATAATTAATGTCAAGTATTTATTAAACACTGCTGATAACAATATGATGACAATACACATCCAATTAGTTACTGCTGTAAATAAGTTAGATCATCTAATCAATGAAGAAAAGTATGTTAAAATCGATAGCTGAAAAAGTACTATCCACGGAATCATTACCAGTGGTAGGTGGTGCAACAGGAGCGGTAAGTACCCAATTAAGTATATACCCATCAGTAGAAATGATAGTCAGTACAATCATAATCACAATAATCGGAGCGGTAGTAGGATATTTAGTTAAATTACTATTGGATCGAATAATTAAAGGGAGAAAAAAATAATGACAATATTCACAATCATAGGAATCATAGTTTCAATATTTAGTTCTTTAGCCGCAATAGCTGGAGGATCCTATTTCTTATATCTTGAAATTAAGAAGAGATTCAATAAGAAAGTTATAGAAGATATTATAGAAAAGAGATAAATTGACAAAGGTTCAACACACACGCATTCGAAAACAAAGTCATCAACGGACAATTACCAACTACATTAAGAAGATAAAGTCGGGTAAGATCCCATCTGGTATACACCTGAAGAATGCTGTTGCTAGATATGAAAAGGATCGAAAGAACAAGAAGTTCGTCTTCCGTATGGATAAGGTGGACCAGGTAATAGCGTTCATTGGGACACTTGAACACTTCATGGGAAGACATTCAGGTAAACCATTCATATTGGAAGGTTGGCAAACATTCATAGTAGCAAACATCTACGGGTTCTATATTAAGAAGACCAATAAGCGTAGATTCCAAAATGTATATCTTGAAATAGCAAGAAAGAACGGTAAGACTGCGTTGATATGTGCACTCGCACTTTATCACCTCCACGGAGATGATGAGCAAGGATCAGAAGTATTACTTACAGCAAATTCACTAGAGCAAGCGAAGATAGACTTTCAAATGACAGACGGATTCGTGAGGGGATTAGACCCGGACAATGAAACCTACAAACAACGATATAAAGACATTCATGTTGATAGTACCAATTCATTTATAAAGGTACTAGCAGCAGACGCATCCAAATTGGATGGATACAACTGTTCTTGTGGAGTAATAGATGAATATCACTCCGCACCAGACAGTAAAGTAAGAGATGTCATCCGGTCATCACAGGGTATGAGGGAACAACCAATGTTATTAACGATAACGACGTCAGGTTTCGACAAAACACTTCCCTGTCATGACTTGAGGACAGTATCAACAGAGATACTAAATGGAAGTAAGGAAGATGAAACATTCTTTTCCGTTATATATAGTATAGATGAAGAGGATGATTGGGATGATCCCAAAGTATGGATGAAAAGTAATCCGAACCTTGGTGTTACAGTTAATAAATACTTCCTAGCAAGAGAGGTACTTCAAGCGAAGAACTCTCCAGCGGATGAGACAGGAGTTAAAACAAAGAACCTGAACATCTGGTGTGATAGTGCAATAACTTGGATTCCGGATGACTATGTACTCCAAGCTCAAAAGAAGTTACCTTACACCTTTTTCGAAAACAATGGAGAACCAACCTTCGTTGGTGTTGACCTTGCTAGTAATGTGGATTTAACTGCTGCTTCATATTTAGTTGTTGAAGGAGAGGAAGACGAAAGGAAGTATTACTTCAAGACAGATTACTATATCCCAATCGATACATTGAAGTCGGACAAACACTTCGATAAAGAATTATATAAGGAATGGGTATACGCTAAGTACATAAAGACTACCAACGGAAATGTTACAGACTATAATCATATAATCAGGGACTTACTATATATGAATTCACTTAATGAAATTTATTCAGTATATTATGATAAGTGGAACGCCACACAATTTAGTATTACGGCGACAGAAGAAGGTTTAAGATTAGACCCATTCAGTCAGACAATTGCTAACTTCAATAACTACACGAAAGAGTTTGAACGACTTATTCTTTCTGGACGCATATTTATAGATGATAGTCCGGTCACTCGATACTGTATGCGTAATGTGGAGATCAAGTCAGATTGGAATGGTAATGTAAAACCAGTCAAGTCGGCAGAACGAAAGAAGATCGATGGTGTCATCTCAATGATTCAAGCACTTGGGTGTTATATGGATTACCAGGATGACTATCGCGGAACAAATATATTTTAATATGGTAAAGAAAAAAACTACTACTAGAAAAAAGGTTATCAATAAAGTTGAAGAACCTAAAGAAGAAATAAAAGAAAGTGTAATTTCAGCTAAGCGTAAACGTTTTTTAAGAAATAAGCGAAAAGAAATTGCTAACCAAATAAAATCCAAATACAAATAAAAATGGGCGACAACATATTTAAAAGGATGTTTGGGAAGTCTGACATTGAAGAAAGAAAAACTACAATACTTCCAACCACATCATTAGGAATTCCTTACGGATCATATGAGTCTACACCTATCTCAGTTCAAGCTAGTCTTCAGCTCTCAGCAATATACAGAGCGGTGGATGTTATATCCGATGCAGTAGCGTCACAGAAATGGGACATATTGGAATACGATGATGTGAAAGGTTTCACACCAAATCCATTCCATGCTAATAGTGAGATGTTAAACTTATCACCAAACGTTGGGATGTCAAGGTTTTCTTTTATGAAGACAATAGTTACAAAGATGTTACTTGAAGGTAATGCGTTTGTAAAGATAACAAGAAGTCTTCGTGGTCTACCAGAAAGTTTAGAATTAATTATTGACCCAGTCACAATGTATGTGAATAAAGATGGAACTACATACTATGAGATAACAAGAAGTGGTGAAGCAGAAACACCTGAAAAGGTAGATGGTGATGACATGATTCATATACTCAACTTTACTTATAATGGATATATCGGTGTCAGTACATTAGTACACGCAGCAGGAGCAACAAGTCTTTCAAATTCAGCCGAAAAAACAGCATCAGGTTTCTACAATAGTGGAATGAACGCTGGCGGAATCTTATCTGTTGAAGGTAAGTTAACCCCGGAGAAAGCTGAAGGAATTAAAGCAAGTTGGGCGTTGGCGTTTAACACCGACACAGGATCACCTGGTGGAATTGCAGTAATGGAAAAGGGATTAGAATTCCAACAACTTACTATCAATCCTCAAGACTCTCAACTATTGGAGACAAGACAATTTAATATCTCGGAAATCGCAAGATTCTTTGGTGTTAGTCCTTCGAAACTATTTGATAGTGCTAACCAGACATATTCAAATGTTGAAGCATTTCAATTAGGTTTCTTAACGGATACAATTTCTCCGTTGGATAGTAAAATAGAAAACGAATTCAATAGAAAGTTATTCCCTCCAAGTGTGAGAAAGAAAACTAAATTGAATTTAAGTATCAAAGAATTACTCATGGCCAATATGGATACCAGAGCAAACTTCTTATCTAAGATGTTTCAATCAGGTGGATATACTGTTAATGAAATTAGAGCGGAACTTGGTTTACCGTTTGATGAAGATAAGAATTCAAACATGCCACTTGTGCAAGTGAACATGTCACCAATTGATAAGTTGGGAGTTAAAGCTCCAGTACCAGTTAAAACGAAAGTGGAAAAACCACCAGTAGATAAAAAGGTTGAAGATAAAAAAGAAGAAGATGGAGAATAAAAAAGAACGAAGAAGTGTTCCAAGTGAACTTGCTGAAGTAAGGTTGAATGAAAATCCAGTCGACGGTGAAGCAAGAAAAGTAAGTGGATATGGAATAGTATTCAACTCCCTTTCAAATGACTTAGGTGGTTGGAGAGAAATCATACTACCAGATGCTGCTGATGGTATATTAGAACAATCAGATGTTCTGGCATTAATGGAACATGATCGATCACGAGGTGTATTAGCACGAAGTGATAAAGGTTTGGGTTCGATGAAATTAACTATTGATGAAACAGGTGTACGATATGAATTCGAAGCACCAAAGTTTGATCTTGGTAATGAACTCATTGAAGGAATTGAACGTGGAGATATAAAGGCTAGTTCTTTTGCATTCACAGTAGAAAAATCAGGTCAAGAAGTCGTTAGACAAAAAGACGGTTCGTATTTAAGAACCATAAAGAAATTTAAACGAATACACGATATGAGCCCAGTGATAAACGAGGCTTACTCCGATACAAATGTATTTGTTAGATCATTGGAAGACATAGAGAAAGACGCTACTCCGATAATAGAGGAACCTATTATTGAGAAGCCTGCCGACATCCCTGAGTATAAGATGGATAACGAAGAACGTTTACTGTATCAAAAACATAAACAATACAAATTAAAATAATTAAAATGACAAAATTAGAAATCACGGACAAAAAAAATGTCTTATTAGATTTGAACGAAGCATTATTCACATTAAGTTCAACTGAAAAAAGAGGTTTAACTGACACAGAAAAAACTACTCTTCAAGATAACTTAACTCAATTAGAAGACCTTGAATTACAAGAGAGAAGTCTTGGGTTCAAAACTTTCGACGGTAAAGTTATTGCTAAAGTAGAGCGTAGAGCTGTTACTCCTAAATTTTCTTTGATCAAAGCTATCAATGCAAAATTAGAAAATAAACCATTTGACGACGAAACTAGAGATATGTTTCTTTTAGGTAAGAACGAATTAAGAAAAGCTGGTGTTGAAGTTACAGGTGATATTATCATACCTGAACAAAGAGCTGACATCTTAGCAGGTACAGCAACTCAGGGACAAGAGATTGTAGCTGAAGATAAGAAAAGTATTCTTCCTCCATTAGTGGACAAGTTGATTTTCTCTCAAGCTGGTGCAACTTATCTTACTGGTTTAGTAGGTGATGTTAGTGTACCTAACTACGCAGGAACTTCTGTATTATGGAAGTCTGAAGTAGACACCGCTGTAGATGGCGCTGGTAGTTTTGCTGAGGTTAATTTCTCACCAAAAAGACTTACTGCTTTTATTGACGTTAGTCGTCAGTTCTTAGCACAAGACGGTGTTGGTGCTGAAGCGTTGTTACTTGATAACATCCAATCAGCAGTAGCTCGTAAACTTGAAGAAACTATTTTAGGATATGGTGCTTTATCAAGTACACAACCTGAAGGAATCTTTTGGTCATTAACTTCTGGTGTAACTGCTACAGCAGCTGTTGTACCAACTCACGCTAATGTAATCGCTATGGAAACATCAGTAGATGCAGCTAACGTTGAAGGCTCTATGGCTTACATCACGAACAGTACAGGTCGTGGTATGTTAAAAGGAATCGAGAAAGCTTCTTCAACAGGAGAATTTTTACTTGAAAATAACGTAATGAACGGATACCCAGTATTGGTTACCAACGCTGTTGCATCACTTGACGGTGACGCTCCAGTAGGTGGACAAGGTTTAGTATTTGGAAATTGGAAAGACTTAGTTATCGCTTCTTGGGGTGGAACAAGTGTTACTGTTGATCCTTATACTTTAGCTGCTACAGGTCAAGTAAGAATCGTAGTAAACGGTTTCTTTGACGCTAAAGGTATCAGAGGTGCAACTGGTTCAGGTGGAAGCCTTAACTCATACGCTACTTCTTTCAACCCTGTTTCAATCAAAGCATCGTAACAGAAATAAACAATAGTGTGTGGAATCTTGGGATGAGGACTTCGGTTCTCTCCCTTGTTCTTATAAAAATTAAAACATATGTCAACATACATTACATTAGCTGAGGCTAAGAGCCACTTGAGAGTGGATTTTTATGAAGATGATAACTACATCCAATCTCTAATCGATATGACAGAGATGGCTATCGAAGTAGAAATTGGTGAATACTTATCTGGGATTACTTGGAGTCTATTAGACAAGCCTGGCTTAACAGGTTCGACTGTGACTACTGGTATTCAATCAACAAACAACTCGGGTACTTTTCCGCTTAGGTTAAAGCAAGGAATGTTGTTAATGATAGGACATTTTTATCAGAACAGAGAACCCGCAATAATTGGAGTAGCTATCAATAAGATCCCTTGGGGTTTAGAATGGTTGGTATCTCCATACAGAAACTGGACAATTAAATAATATGAGCACAGGAAATATGTATCATAGGATAAAGTTTTATCCAAAGACAACAACACGAGACTCTTATGGAGCAAGTGTTGATACGTACACTAACTGGACAATCGAAACTCGTGGAGAGATAAGATATACAGGTGGTTCAAAAGACTTGGTGAACGATGAGAAGTTCTATTCAAAAGGAATGGAATTGACTATACGTTACAGACCAGGTGTTGATGAAACCATGTATGTTCAAGTCGACGGTACGGATAGTAGATATGAAATATTATACATTGAAGAGTTAGGTAGAAATAATAAACTTAGGTTAAGTCTAGAAAAAATTAACGCGTAATGTCAAAAGAGATATCAGTAATACAACTTGAACAATTTTTTAATGATCTCTCAACATTAGATCAAAAGAAAATATTCATTGATGCGTTTAGAAGAGTAACCAAACCTTTAGTAGCAAGAGCGAAAGCTAATGTTCCAAAAGGAAAAACAGGTAACCTTCTAAAGTCATTGGGTACGATGATAATTCCTAAAGATATAGCAATATTTGTTGGAGCGATGAAAGGTCGTGGCAAGAAAGGATGGCATGGTCACCTAGTAGAAAACGGAACAGTTGAAAGATTCAGAATGTCTGAAACAGGAAGTGGTTCAACTGGTAAGATGGTCGGTTCTCATTTCTTTGAAAGAGCATATGTTGGTACTGATAAGGAAATAGAAGATGGTGTTGAAGAAGAATACTATCTAGCAATTGACAGGGCTGTAATTAGAATAAACAAGAAAGCGGATAAACTAAATAAGTAATGATAGGAAAAGCAATAACAGATATACTTGGTGATCACGCCGGGTTAACAGCATTAGTGGATACGAAAATTTACCCATTAGTGATGGCAGTTGAAACTGGATTACCAGCGGTAGTATATGGAATTGACTCAGTCAGTCCAGAGTATACCAAAACAGGTTGGGTTCAGGATGAAGTATTATTTAGAGTAACAAGTTACGCTAGAGAGTATGGAGAAGCTATCTCAGTTGCTGCTCAAGTTCGTGAAGCAATGGAATTAACAGAAGGTGTGTATTCAAGTGTGGATATACAAAAAATATATATGACAGGTCAAGATGAATTTTATCAACTTGATGCCGATGTATTTATAATAAGAATAAACTTTTCCGTCAGAGTAAATAATAACGGATAAACAATAAATAAAATAATTAAACAATTACAATTATGGATTCTACAATAGTAAATGGTGGAGACGTTTTTATGAGTCTTTCGGGAAACGTAATATCTCACGCTACAAGTCACTCTCTTTCAATCTCAATGAGCGCGAGAGATACAAGCAATAAAACAAATGGTGTATATACTGCAAGAGAATCAGGTCGTTTAGACGTGACAGCATCTTGTGAAGGTATGGGATTCTATTCAGGTACAACTGGTATGGACTTCTTACTTGAGGCAATAGTGGCGCGTACTGCGGTGGCTATGGTTTTCTATGAAAACGCTCACCAGTATGCGACAGGTAACTTCTTTATTACCAGTGCAGAAATTAGTGCACCTGACCAAGACAATGTAACATTTAGTATCTCTTTGGAGTTAGCTAATACATTTGAATTAGGTTCATTCTAATAAACAATAATCATAATCCCTGGCTATGGTCGGGGGTTATTTTAACACACACATTATGGAACAATTACAATTACTAGAAACAAAATATGTTAACCTTGGGAATGAACGAATTCCAATTAGGTTATCCTTCCGGGCAATGATAGAATATGAATCAATGACTGGTAAAAAAGTACAAGACATTGAAGGTACAGAGAACATAGTTAAGTTCTTTTATTGTTCAGTTAAAGCTGGAGCAAAAGAAACATATTATAAGTTTAATGATACATATGATGAGTTCTTATCTCGGGTAGATAAACATCCTCAATCGATTGTTGATTTTTGTGCACATTTCTTTGACATTGATATGTCGGATGATGAAATAGAAAAAAAAAAGTAGAAACTAAAGATTTTAACCTTGGGTTAGTTTATGGTAAAGCGGTATCAATTGGAATAACGCCTGAATACTTTTTGGATAATATGAGTCAATCGGAGTTGGAGTATATCATTGAAGGTAATGATGAAAAAGAAATAACTAATTGGGAGCAAACAAGAACTTTATGTTTTTATATTGTCATAGCAGGAACTGGTTCTAGAAAAATTAAAAAACCCTCTGACCTATTTAAGTTTCCTTGGGATAAGAAGACTCCGAAAACGAGTATGACTAAAGAGGAGATAGATAAACTAAGAGATAAAATTAACGCATTAAAAGATGGCTAGGAATAAAAATATAAGTGTTGGTGTCAAGATAGATGGTGAAGCGAAAGGATTCAAATCAGCATCAGAAGACGCTAAGAAAGCTTCGAAAAATTTAGCACTACAAACGGGAAAAGACTCAAAGAAAATGGGTGGATTCTTCGGGAGTGTAGGTAATAAGATAGGTGGCTTCGGACAGAAGATGGGTGGTGTTATTGGACAAGTAGCATCAGCAATATCTGGAGCGATGAAGATCTTAATAGCTAACCCGGTTGTTGCAATACTTGCAGCAATAGTATTAGCCTTCACAGCGTTGATGAAGATAATCAAATCAACCGACTCAGGTGCAACAGAGTTCGCAGTTCGAATGGAACAACTCAAAGCGATCTTTGATATTCTCAAACAAAGAGTACTTAAACTTACGAAAGCTATTGGACTTTTCTTTAAAGGGAAGTTCAAAGCAAGTGCGAAAGCGTTTGGGGAAACCTTTGCTAAAATTGGTGATGAGTTTAAAACAGCAACAGATCAGGCTAGAAAATATGTTGAAGCATTGGATGATATTCAAAACTCACAAGACAACTTCATATCCCAACGAGCTGATATGGAAAACCAAATAGCTAAGTTGGAACTTAGAGCTGAAACTAAAACTTTGTCTAAGAATGAACAAAGAAAAGCATTGGTTGAAGCAATGAAACTTAAAGATGAGTTAGCTAAAATTGATGCTGACTATTCTAAAAGAAAACTCGATGAAGAATTAAAATTCCAAGCATCAAAACGTAAGTTCACAGCACAAGAATTAGAAGACTTTATCAGGATGACTGATGAAGAACAAAGTACTGCAAGTGAAGCTCTTCAAGAATGGAGAGATCAAAATGAAACTAAGAGTACTGAAATGGAAAAACTGTACTCTGATATGATAGGGTTCGATACTGCTTACGCTAAGTCAGCAAAAGAGAATCAAACTAAAATATCAACATTCGATAAAGAAGTTATAGATAAAAAGAAAGCTGATAAAGAAAAAGGATTAGCTGATCAGAAAGTAATAGATGATAAAGAAAAAGCATTAGCGGAGAAACAAGCTCAAGACCTTATTGAAATCAATAGGGAAGTTTCTTTAATATCATTGAAAGGTAAGAGTAAAGAAGTAGAAGCTCTCAAACAACAAATGGATGATGAACTTGCAGCTGTCGAAGGTAACGAAGCCGCAATTGCTGCCGTCAAAGAGAAGTATAGGTTACTAAACCTTGGTCTTGATGAAAAATATGCTGCCATAGCTGAAGTTAAAAGACAGACTAAAGTTGATAAGGCTAAAGTTGATGCTGATGAAGATATAAAACTTGAACAAGCGAAGTATGCGGCTATCGCTCAGTTTGCAAATGAAGCATTTTCTATTATGGCTTCTTTCAGAAACGCGGCTATGAAAAGAGAATTGAAAGCGGCTGGCGATGATGAAGATAAAAAGGAAGCGATTAGAAAGAAGTATTTTGAAAGAGAAAAACGAATGGGTATTGCTCAAGCTATAATTAACGGGGCTATAGGTATTACTGCAGCTTGGAAAAATCCATATGCTGCTCCATTTATAATTCCTTTAATTGCTGCATCCACGGCCGCTCAAGTAGCGATGATTGCTACACAATCATTTGCGTCAGGTGGTATAGTATCAGGACCTACATTAGGTCTTGTTGGTGAATACGCTGGGGCGAAAAACAATCCGGAAGTAATAGCACCATTAGATAAATTGAAAGAATTACTAGGTGGACAAAGTGATGTAGGTGAAGTAGTTTTCCGTATCGATGGTTCTACCCTTGTTGGTGTTCTTGAAAAACAAATAAGAAAAGATAAATCATTTAGTTAATATGACACACGCACTCAGATTTACAATATCATACAAGAGATTATCAAATAACACGACGAACATTAAGATTTATCAATCTGGATGGACAGGTGGGACAACTGAATTAATACCTGACGGAAATCCTTTATCAATTACATTCAATGGTAGTGAATCAAATATATTCGAACCAACAAATGGTTCTGGAGCAAGTATTAAAATAATGGGCGACCCATTATCAATGTTAGATTTATATACTGATGATCCTCAAGAGTTTATTGTTAAAATATATAACGATACAACTTTGATATGGCAAGGGTATATTAGTACTGAAATATATTCAGAAGATTATTCAACCTCTTCAGATTTATTAACACCTATTATAATTGAATGTAACGACGGAATGGGTCTATTGGACAATATACCTTACACAGAGTTAAATCGTACACCATATACAGGGATAACATCCATAGCTGGTGTAATTCAAACAATATGTGGTAAGTTAGAAAATAAATATACCTCTTTGACTTTGGTTTCAGATTATATGTTAAGTTCAACTGGGTATACAAATATATTTATCGGATTGAATGTTAATAATGAAAACTATTACGATGAGGAAACGAATCCAGTATCATGTCGAGAAGTATTAAATAAAATTTTACAAGGTCTTGGATTAGTAATGGAGTTTAGTGGTGATAAGATTATAGTATTCGATCCAATACAACTTAAAAAACCAACAATAGCTAAATCATATTCATTATATTCAGGGTACAGTTTTAATGAAACAAATACCACACTAGGTGGATTCAAATTAATCAACACAGAAATTCCTTGGTATAAGACTGGACAAAATCTTGATATGTCAAAAGCATTCAATCAGATTGATGTTGATTACGACCCGTATTCTTTTACAGAATCAGGTTATGACTTTAGCGATGGAGACAACACATTAGGTATACCAACTTGGGTAACAGGTGGTACTGGTGATTACAGATTATCAGAGGATGTGGCACTAGATGGGTGGATTATTGGTAATACAGATTCATATTTTAACGGGATATCACAGATTACGGTAAACGAATCAATAGCTGATAAAATAGGTCCACCTGTATATTATTTTAATACAAGATATAACAGAGGTGAGGAATTTGATCAAACTAAGTATGTTGAATATGAATTCCCAAGTTAAATTATAAAACAAGATAATGGATTATATTTAGAACTATCAACAAATGTTTATGTATCAACGATTAACGATGATAATATAATAACACCAGACTTATCTACTGCAATCATTTTATCATATGGAACAGCTGGTAGATTTGAATTTAGTATTGGTGATAATTGGTATAACCCGTCTGATGGACAATGGTATAACACACCAAAACCATTTAGTATAAGTGTTAGACAATCGGATGCTGATTACCGAACAGATAAAGTTACAATACCACCACCAATTAATATTAGATCATACCCAGGTTCGAGGGTAAGTAAAACATATGATGTGAAAATTAGTGATTCAAGGATAAACGATACTTGGACACAATCAATTACAACAATTGATATATCGGATGCGGCGACAGCTAATATAGGTTTATTACAAGGAACTATTAAATTGAAAATGTATAAAGATAATTTTGAACCTGTGTTTTATAGTGAATCCGGTTTTACAATATCTTCTAATTTCGTGGAGGATTTTAATATCAATAATATATCTATTAGAGTTTTAGATAGGAATAAGTTACCGATAGGTAATTCAGGTGTGGTAATAAAAGCATACTTAGATTCAACGGAGGATTTTATTAAGAAATCTGAATTAAAAATATCTCTAAAAAATGGTACAGGTAAATATGGTACATCAAGAGGAGCTTATAGTTCACCTATATCAGACCCATATGGTACAAACATAACAGGTTTGTACAGATCAGGATCTACGGAATCACATTCAACAAACTGGTATGTAGCACAACAACTTATTAGTCAGTATCAAAAACCAAGAAAGAAAATTTCTGCAAGTTTTGATGTAAAGGATTTATTATTAGATTTAAAATATAAAATTATCAATGACATTTATTTACCTGGTATTGATATGTATTTAGTAAATGGAACATACGATGATAGAAATGAAAGTATGAGTTGTAATATATTGGAAATAGTTTCAGAATATGATGAACTACCAAATGTTACACCTACACCTACTCCACCCGTGCCACCGACACCTACACCTACTCCAACAAGTGGCCAGGTGTTAATTGGATTTGATTCAGCTGGTGATATTGATTTTACTAGACTAGGAAATTCAGGTAATACAATTAGTCTTGAAATAAAATTTACAGCAACAGGGTATCAGGATTGGTTTAATTGTACCCCAGTACCAAGTGGTATAGCTGATTTGACTTATGTGATTGATGCTGTAAATAAAAAGGTTAAATCAATACAAATAGATGCGTCAGAGTCGGACCCATCACCATCCACGATTGACACATTAACACATACTTTCACAAGTATTACAAGTGGTTCAACGGCAACAATAACAAACTCACTTACCACAAATTATCGAGAATATTGTGGAGATGGATGGGGTGTAATCGAAATGGAAATATTAACATTAACAATAACTGGTGGTGATGTTGGTGATGATATAATTATCGACCCATCTAATTACTATTATAGAATAAATTAAACTATGGGAATATCAATTATACAACAAGATTTAGTACCTGTTCGTAGAGATGGTCAGGTTAGTTCAGTTACAATAGGTGGTGGAGCTGGCGGTGGTGGGTTAGTTACCGCTGGTTTAGATGGTTCATCTGGTACAAGTGGTACATCTGGTACAAGTGGTAGTTCAGGAATATCTGGCCAAACATTTACACCATTTTATTATGACGATATTGAGGAAAATTTACATGTACCAAAGATATCTGTTAATAATATTATAATAGATAGTGCTACTGGTTTAACGGGTACACACGAATATTATGTAGCAACATCATCTGGTGGTTCACCAACAACAAAATTAACATTCATAAATGGAATATTAACTTCGGAAACATAATATGGGTAATAAGAAAATATATGTAGATATAGTAAATATGGAAGTAATTTGCCGTGAGATGAACCAGGTATTGGTTCATTATTTAGGTGGATTTATAACTGAATGGACAGTAAGCGGAGATACCTCAGCAAGAACTATTACCCTCCCTTTATATGATGATGGTACATTTAACTGCGGTGTAAATTGGGGTGATGGCTCAACATCAACCATTACATCTTATGCCGATTCTAATAGAATTCACACATACGATTCAGATGGGGTATATAACGTTGAAATAAGTGGTGAATGTCCGGGATGGTCTTTCAATTTTACTGGTGATAAATTAAAAATAACTAACATAATATCTTGGGGAAGTGAAACAGACTTCGGTGGATTTAGTTATTTAATAGGTGGTTTCTACGGGTGTGCAAATTTAAAAACATTAGGTACTGGTAAAATAATTAGTAATTCAACACATGAATTAACAAATTTATCTCTTACGTTTTTTGGCTGTGAATCTATCACTTCAATAACATCTGGGTTATTTGATAATCTGATAGATGTAGAATATATTTCCAATACATTTAGAAGTTGTATATCACTCCAATCAATTCCATCTGGGTTATTTGATAAATGTACTAAAGTCATAGATATGGCATGGTTGTTTTATGATTGTCAAGTATTAACAACTGTACCATCTGGATTATTCGATAAAAATATACTTAATAGGGATTTTATCAATGCGTTTAATAATTGTATGAGCCTTGAAACAGTTCCAAATGGTCTTTTCAGATTAAATACAGTTTGTACAGATTTTAATAGTACATTCAATACAACACCAAATCTCCAATTAAACCCTTGGATATTCTATAACGATGGTGAACAATCATCAAGATTTTCAGGACAGACAATTGACTTTACTTGGGTATTTCTTAGAAGATCCTTTACGGGTAATCAAGGGACGGCACCAGACTTATGGAATTGTACTTATGGTGGGGTAACATCAACCGAAGCATTCTTTGGTTCTGGGAATAGTCTTACATCAATAGATAATTATGGAGATATTCCAATAGGTTGGAAATAATAAAAAAATTAACTTATATTTATAACATATGGGATCAATAACAATAGTAGAAATTTCCGGGTCAATATCAAATGTGACAGGAGTAGCAGGTTCAATAACACCCGCTGTAATATATGTAAATGGTACGTCAGGTACTAGTGGAACTTCGGGTGAAGCTTGGACATCAGGAAATACAGGTTCTTCAGGTACATCTGGTACTTCAGGAGCTATTGGTGGTACTGGTAGTTCTGGTACATCAGGTTCAAGTGGAGAAGTTGGAGCAACTGGTTCAAGTGGAACTTCTGGTTAATGTGGAGCTAATGGTGGTTCTGGTAGTTCTGGTAAATAAGGTTCAAGTGGAGCAGAAGGAAAAACTGGTACAAGTGGAACGTGAGGTATAGATGGGAGATCTGGTAC